AGGCTNACTTTTGGGGAATTAGTAAGCCCATTTTTTGCAGAGAAGGCATCGACCACCTGACGCCTTACGCCAACCATAACTTAAAGTTATGTAACAGGCCATAACTTTTTCTTAACAAGAGCGACCAACTCATTATCAATATTCGTTTCTGTGGACTTTGCATAGTCTTCAAGCAGTCCAATTACAAGAGATTTTACTGCGTTGGATTTGACGAAAAACTTCAGTATTGGCTTAATAAATCGAATCATGTTTTTGTAATATATTCTTTTCAACTTTAGACAAATTTGCTAGTTTTAGCAAAAAGCCTTAATTATGGAAGAAGAAAAAGAAAATCCTGATTATTTTGGTCATGCAATAAGATTTATTATTCTTTGTTGGGCTTTATCTGTTATGACTCTTGGATATATGGAAAGAATAAGGTTAGACACTTTTGCTGCTGGCCTTGTAGGAAACATTGCTAGTGCCTATGGTATTTCTATAAAAGGCAATAATGGCAACTCGAAAAAATCAGTTATAGTAGATAACAAGAACTCCAAAGTAGGTATCAAATGAAAAAATTTCTCCCTGTTTTATTTTTACTACCTTCAGCGGCATTTGCTGACATGACTAGCACGATTACCTCTTCAGTGCAAATAGATGTACAGGCGGCAGCAACCGCAGTTGAAAAAGTTGCAAATTCTTACTCGGTTTCTGGTTCAGGGGTCGAAACTACTGACGGAACCACTGCTGGCGTTATAGGCGGACTAGGCGATGTCACAGATGGTATAAATTCTTTCACTACTATCACAGCAAGTCAGCTAACAGACGGTGAAAATTTTACATTCCAACAGTCTTATTTAGAAGGAGATTCGTCTCCCTCATCTGCGGTTACAACGGGCGAAGTGGCAAATTTTTCAAATATCACTTCTACAGCGGCGGGCGTTTTATCTGATGGCGCGGCAACAATTGACAACCATGTAATCACAGTTACAGGGGGTGGCGCTGGTAGTTCGATTACTGGTCAATATGTCACCACGCTTACCGTGGATTGATGAATCATGCGCAAGCTGTTATTTATATTTTTATTTTATGCAATACCTAGTCATGCTCAGCCAGTTACGCCAGCCTTCTCTACAGGGACAATGTCTTCAACATCAAATACCACCACTTCTATCTCAGAAACGGTGGTATCGACAGATTATTTCGGCAATTCATATGAATATTCAGTTACAGGAACAGGTATTACAACAGACGGCGCGGTGGCTCCTAATACAACAGAATTTAATACATTAATCAATGGTCAAACATATACATATACAGGATTAGACTTATCGAAAGACAACAAACCAGTATTTACATTAGCAGACCCCACAAGCGGCGCGGCATTTCAGTATTCAGAAACTTATCGAGGTGGCGGGGGCGTTTCAAATATAACGACAATAACAAGACAAATAGAATCAGAATCAGTAATTACATCGCACTCTGTCTTCTCTCAATAGCTATAACACCACTAGAAGCGCTTGCAAACGCCGTCAGCCAATCAAATAATGGCAGCGTAACCAATATGGCGATTCAATCCCTGACGGGCAATATGACTACCAACCAGTTCGGGGGTAATATAGTTTGTCAAGGTGCAACTCTCACATTCTCGCCCTTTGTTACTTTTGGGGCAAATTACCGCAAGCCTTTCGATCACTATTACACTGTTCCTTATTATGACCCGACAGATGCCGATGAAGATGGGGTGCCAGATAATGCAGGGGATGTGTTATTTGATGAGGTGTTTTATTCAGGTACTAACAAAGATTCATTTGCAGTAAATACAGGTTTCAGTCTAAATTTTACAGTTCCGCTTGATAGAAAATTTCAAAATCAATGTTCTGAAGCGGCTACAACGCAAGTTAAAATACAAAAACAAATATTACGGAATAAGGAATTAGACTGGGCTATCGCGAGGATTAAAGAATGTGGAAAATTAAAACAGGAGGGGATCTTGATAGCAAAAAAATCTGAGTTTTACAATTTATGCTCCGATATTTATATCGACAAAAAACCGAATCAAGTCATCCCGCATACACACGAATTGAGGTAAGGGGGCTGATTATTCAGCCCAAGGGTCGTTTACTTCTGCAATTAAAATTCTTTTCATTCCTTGTCTTTTTGCTTGTTCAACTTGCTTTTGCATTAGATCAGGTCTTCCGCACCACGCTTCAAAACAACAGCGTTCTTTGTTTGGTTCATCAGGATAAAAACCTTTGCAATATCCTTTGACAACGTGTGTGTAAGTTCTTGCTGTTTTTCTTGTTGCTTCTGCGCCGTTTTCAAAAGTAGCGGTTAGTGTTCTTGTTTTAGCCATTTTGGTTTCCTTTGTTTGGTACACTTTAATTATAATAGAATTAAATTAGATTGTCAACTATCTTTTTTAGGTTTCTTTTTTTTTGTAATTAATTTTTTGATTATTGGCTTTATGGCATTTAAAATTATAGGCGAGGACGCGGCTACGAATCCAATCACTGCGGTTGAAATTATTGTTGATACTTCTGGAATATATTGTTCTTGAAATTTAACTGGTTCCCAGATAATATTACATTCTCCATTTACTAATTCAAAGGCTTTTACTTTTTCCAATTTTTGAGAATTGGCATACGAACCAACGCGCAAAGGTTGTTTTGGGTCAGGGCAAGGCGGAATTGTTATAAGTTCTTTTTTTTTATCTTTTGGTATTTGTGGTTGTTTAAAGGGGGGTGGTTCTGAAATATTATTTTTAGGTGGCTTTTGTTCTACAATTTCAATCTTGTTTGGATTGTATTGCATAGGTGTATAAGAAGGGATTTCGCCATTTGATCCGCATTTAAAAAAAGCGCCATTTGGGTCGTCTTCTATAATCTGTGTATTTTTTACAGAACTATCTCGATGTGTTTTTATACAGCCAATTAGATCTATTTTTGGCGGCGTTATATTTAAAGTATTAGACGTAGTAATATAAGAATTTGTATTTATAATTGAAATTTTAGGAATTTTTATTTCCTTTATTTCCATTTTCCTTCAGTTTCCCATTCTATATATTCTTGATTACGTTTCTCTATATAATCCCAAAACCATTTATTTGGATCGTTAGGATCAGGAACAGGTCTTGGTTTTAGTTTTTTAATCTGCTTTTCAAGCTCATCAGCAACAATCCAATCCATATGTTTTAAAACTTGACCAGTTAATTGGTTTTCAAAAGCTGAACTTTTCATGTAAAGAAACACCAATAGCCCCGATATAAATGTAAATCCTGAAGTTATTAACGCAAAAATAGCAATGTAACGTGTACGCATTCTTGAAAATGTTCTTTTAACTTCTGACATTTATTTTTTTAAAAAAGGAATAGATTCACCTGTAGTTTTTGGAATTTGTTTATCAAGCATTTTTGGGATCATCTGTTGCACGTTTGATAGCACTTCATTCATAACACGATTCTTTAATTGCGGGGAAGTAACATATTTATAACCAAAATATGCACCGCCTAACATTGACGCGCTTATTATAAAACTTAAAATAGATAATATAGATGAGATTTTAGTTAACATGATAAAACTGTTTGTATTACTTACTATTATAGGATTATCACCTTTATACGTCAGTTTAGGAGTTATAACAAAAAAATTACACCATTACCAAAATTAATTTTTAAATTCAGATAATTTTTGTTGTTCTTCTTCAACTGCAAGTCTATCTGAAATAATAGCTTCAATTTGTATGTTTCTTACTTGTAATTGATTGTGCATTTGAGCTAATTGTTTCATCTTTTCAATGTTTTCTTTTAACTCAAGTTGTAATTTGTCTGTTGTAGGTTTGATCATTTTTACCAAGGTACTCCACTAGCTTTTACAGGTGTTTTTACAAGAGCTACTGCGTTATCCATTATAGTTTCTCTTTCAGCAACGCTTGGCCCATCATTAGCAGCCGCATCAGCATTTATTTTAGTTTTTACCCATCCTAAAACTGTTGTGGCATCTGGTGTTTTTGCTGATTCGTCATACGTGATAAAATCAGAAGGAAGTGATGAAGGTTTTGTAAAGTTGACTTCTCCTGTTTGTCTCGTACCTTCTATCTCAACATCATCTTCTGTAGCTTTTAATCGATAAATAACCTTGGTAATATAACCATCAGACACATCACGCTCACAAGTATTTACTTCCCAAGTTTTTACAACTGCCATAAATAATTTTAATTTAATTTAAGTATATAATTTAGATT